AATCTGTTTCTAGGTCATCCCAACTTTTTTCTCTGATGACCTCTTGCATTCTGTCTTGTAAATCTGCATAGTCAGACATAGACATTTCTGCACCATCGGATTCTTTGTCACGAGATGGCAAATCCAAGAAATCCCTTGCGTCATCTTCATAAGCCATCGCAATCTGCTCGCCTAATCCACCACTAAAAGAATCACCAGCCTTATCAACAATGTATTCTTTCGCAGTGTCTAGGGTGTCAAAACCATCTGCATATTTGCCCCTTGGGTCGTGATGAATATAGCGAGCAGCGTCGGAGTCGCCTTTGCCACCACCGACTCCACCACTCCCACTTGGAGCAGAGCCACCCACTTCTCCTGGTCTGCCAGCGTGTCCGAAGTTGCCTGACCCCTTACCACCGTTCTTGACGAGAGTTTCAGCAAGATTGTCAATCTTTGCTATGAGTTCTTTGTAAAAGTTTTTGTTCATATTCTCTCGCTTGTCCATTTCGTCGGCGATGGCTTTAGCGAACTTGGCGAGATAAATACTCCATACATACGGTTGTCCGTCTTTGTATTTCCAATCGCCATTATCTTCGTCTCCACCTTTAGTCAGGTAAGTTTCAGGTTTGAAGTTCTCTCCGTAAAGGTCTTTGAGAGTTTTATAAGCGTCATAGTAACTAACTGCTCCGCCACCGCTCTCAAGCCAGCGTTTTGCTTTTTGAAAATTAGTATGGTCGTAATGCGGGTCAGCCCCCGCTTCGACGTCTTCAAACACTCCGTCTAGTCCTCGCTCGTCGCCACTAGCATAATCAGCGACGATTCCCATTATGGCTTCGTGTTCGGCTTTGGTGCCGCCCTTGACGCCTTTGGGTTCCGCTTGCTTTGCAGGGGCTACACCATCGGGGGCACTACCACCTCTCTCGCCTGGTCTGCCCGCGTGTCCGAAATTACCGCTTCCTTTACCACCATTGAGAGTTTTTGCGAGTTGCTCTGGGGTAGCAGTGAAAGCAGAGTTGCGAGACCTCATATCCATCATCTCTTCAAGGGTTTGCTTTTTAGTTTTCGGATTATCAAACATATCGGTTGCGTCCACAGGCTTGTGCGGGTAAGATGGATTGACGATAGTCCGCTCGTTGATGTCGGAAATCGTCTTATAGGCACGGTCGATAACATCTATCCTATCTTCGAGTTTCTTGATGACCTTGGCTGGGGTGTTCTTGTCTGCTTTGAGATTGGAAACAAACTGTTGAGCCAAACTCAAGTTCTTGCGATAGTCTTCATCGGGCAGGTGGAAGCGGTCTATGCCGTATTGCCCGTTTGAACTCGCATATTGTAAGTCTTTAATCGCTTTCGTCACGGTGAGGGCAAGGTGGTGAATCGCAACATCAGTGCTTCCTGCCGCGTCAAACGAATCGTAATAATCAGGGTCATTCGCTCTTTCGAGGTCGTAGCCGTCGGCTTTATACCTAATGGCGTCGCTGTCGGCTAACCCAACCTCAAACAAGGCTTTAATACTATCTTTAACATCTTGGGGTTCCATTGAACTGATAACATTTAGTTTGCCGTCTTTGTTGTCAGTCGAGAAAGAAAAACCTGTATCCTCGGGAACGGTTACCATATAAACTGGTCTGCCTTCGTGAGAACCCGCTTTATAATCATAAGGAGAGGTTTTGCGTCCGTCGCTACTCGGGGCAGAGCCTCCGACTTCTCCAGGTCTTCCACTGTGTCCAAAGTTTCCACTCCCTTTCCCTCCGTTAATCTGTTTCTCAAGGCTTTCTACTTTTGCCTTGAGTTCGTTGTATAATTTTCTATTCATTTATTGTTTCCTTTTTAATCCAATTTTCAATCGTATCTAGGGGAGTGAGAGAGTTCCCGACTAGCACTTGCCCCGTGTCCGTGTTGTAAAAGAACGGGAGTTTAACGTTGTTTATTTTCATTATCTCATCGGCTTCTTTTTCCCACCTGTCCCAGAAGATTGTGCGTCGCTCTTGGAAGTCAATGCCCTCTTTTTTGCAGACTTGTTTGACTTTTGAAAGTGCTTGGTTGCCAGCACAACCTTCACAACTGACAGAGTAGAGGATTATCATTCGTCGCCCTTATCGTTGGTCTGCTTCTCTTGTTTTTCAATCGTGAGTTCATCGAACTCGACCGTAAATCTATTCATACTCGCACTCCAATACATATAAGTTGTCTAGCGTGTCAATCCCCTCGCCTTGGAATACATCTCTTGCGAGATGTCTGCCAACGACCTTTAACTTGGCATTGGGCGGAAGGGTTAGTTCAGTTTCGACCGAGTTGAACCGTTTAATGGCTTTCGCTCCTTTTTTGGCACGGATTGCCAATATCGCAGGTGGGGTATCAGCATTGCGTTTGCCCCAGCCCATTGCTTCATAGGGGTTCATACTCGTAGAACTAAAACCTTGGTAGGAGATTTCGTCGCCGACTTGAGGAAGTTGGTCTTCCGTCGTATAGCGACCGATATTCACGCCTCGATAAACCATAGTGTCTTGGGAGAGACTCGATTTTTCCATTCGGTCTTTCATCACTTGAATCGCATTTTGATAGCGTTCCTCGTTCCCAGGCACAGGGTTTGGCTCGCCCCTCAACATAGCGTTGATGTTGTGGTAGCCCGAGCCGTAATAAATACTCGCATAGTCAATCTCGTGTGTTGTCCACGCCCCCGCTCCGTCGCTGACTGACTTAAAGGCTTTTTTGGCGTCGATTTTTGGAAAAGTTAGTTTATCCCCGTTAAACTCTGGGGCTGCTCCCAAAACTTCTCCATCGCCACTTCCCCCGACTAATCCTGGTCTGCCTGAATGTCCGAAGTTCCCGCTACCTTTCCCGCCGTTTATGCTTTTGGCGGTTGCTGGGAGGCTATTGCTACTATCATCAGAAGCAGAAGGAACCACAGGAGTATTACCGCCGTCAGAAGTAATTTCATTATTTACCTTTCCGTCAAGGAAGACCAAACGATAACTACATTGGCAGTTAGGGTGTAGCACACCAGAGGAGATGTCCTCGTAGTTGCAGACAAAGTTTCTGACTTTGCCGTCTTGCTCGACAGTTAATACATCGCCTTTACTCACAAAGTTCTGGGTAAAGGGGATTGGTCCCATATCTATCAGTTGTTGACAGAAGGGACAGATTTTATCTTTTTCATTTTCGGGTCGGCGAGAATACCACTCTTTGTAAGCGTTCTCGATTTTCCCGATAGAGTTCAAGAATTGGAAGTCCGCCGCATATTGCGAGTGGGCATAGGCTCGAGAAGTTTCGTTCCCAGCGATGAGGGTGGCTCTTTGCTTGGAGAGATGATTATACTCGGCTCGAATTGCTTTGATAATGTCTTCCCGCTTATAGCCTTCGAGAGCCATTGTGTTCGCTCGGTCGTAAATCTTCCTGTTCTCTTCGAGAATATCGGTGTTTCTGATGGCTTTCTTGGCTTCAGAGATAGTCGGCTGTTCCTCAAAATACTTTTTGACACTAGCGTCGTCATCTCGGTAAGCCTTGATAATCAGCCCCGCCGCTTCGTTCTCTACGATGTCGTCATAAGCCTTGTTAGAAGCAGACAAAACATCGTCAAGGATTGTAGTCATATGACCTTCGGCGACTTTTTCGGCGTTGGCTTCGACTTGGGATTGGAGAGCATTAGTAAAAACGAACTTAACATTTTCGCCGTATTCTTGGTTTCTCTCGTCAAGCACGGAGTTGGCTAGTAAGGGGGTTAAAATCCACCAGTAGTTCTGAATTAGCCCCTTTAACTCGGCTGTTAGGCGTTTCTTTTTCAACTTGCCGATGATGTCGGATTCCTCAAACGCATTTCGGTTGAGTTTCGATACACAGGCTTTGTAGGTTTCTTTTTGGATTTTCTCAAGCCCTGACAAAAACTTTTCATAGGATTCGGCGAGAGTTTTGCCTTCTTCCTCCCCAAGTTCGTTGATGTAAGTTTCTACCTTACCGTGGTCGTGTCCGCAAGTGCAGACTTCTTCAAGGGAGTTAGATTTTTTTAAGTCAGAGTGTGGTTCAATGCCTTCGATTTTTTCTAAAGCATTTTGGGTTTCGTCGGTATCGGTATCATCTTTTGGTTTATCGTCGCTTGTCGGCGATTGTGGGGCTTCTGGCGGGGTGTTTCCGTCATCGCTTCCCGCTTCAGGTTGTTCAGGATTTATAGGCCTGTCAACACCTTTTTCAAGTTCAAGTTCGGAGAGTTCGATTTTGCCTTCCGCATAGTCATAGGAAGAAGCCATCGTGTAGCCTTTTTGCATAAGGCTAAAGGCGAGTTCGGATTGGGCTTGCCGCATTTGAGTTGCTTGGGTTTCCGTCGCATAATCTCGGCTGGCGGCAGATTGGATTTCCAACCAGTAGCCTACCTTGTCGTATTCGTTCTTGTAGTGTTTCTTGTAGTCAAGGTTCAAAAAGTCGATAATGTCTTCAAGTCTGGGCTGGGCAGTATCGGCGATAAATTGTTCGGTCTGAACTCTAGCGGTTTCCCGAGTAGTTCCGCTTTGTTCAATGCCGAGAGCCGTCTTGGAAGTCCCTGACACGGCGAAGAGAGCCGTGCGGTTGATTTCGTTAATGTCGAGGAGAGCGGCTTTGTCAAGGTCTTGTTGCATACTTGCCCAAGTGATTGAACCAGCCCCGTTGCCGAAGATAGGCTCGCCTTTGGTGTGGAGTTTTACCCGTTCGGCGAAGTCGGCAAACTTTTGGTCGTCAAGAATAACATCAGTAGTGAGAATACCAGGAGCGTTCAAGTTCCCTTTTAATGTTTCCCGAGTATAACTTCCGCTCTGATTTAAGGTGTAGGTTTCTTCTTTCGCAGCGTCGGTCATCGACCATACTTTGTCCGAATCAAACGGGTTGAGTTCCCGCATTGGGATTATCATATGTAAAGGCCACTCACGCTGACGACCGTCTTTTTTGGTTTCGAGATAGCCGGCGACTTCGCCATCGTTGTTTACTACTCGCTTGATTTCATAAGGATTAAGGAGAATAAACTGGCTGACATCGGAGTAGAGGTCAGGAAAGTTCTTTTTATCAAGGCTTTTACTTGGGATTTTGTTGCGAAGCACGCCTAGGTAGTAAGCCCCAGCAAGGTCGAGATAAATACAGATAGTTTTCCAAAACTGTTTTGTGGAAAAGTCCGTAGAGTCCTCGATGATTTTGAGATAGGGGTGTAGGGGGTCAATCTGTTTCTTTTGGAAAATGTCCAAGGCTTCAGGCTTAACCCAAGTGTTCAAGTTTTCTTTGGCTAAACTCGCTACTTTGTTAGCCCGCTTCTGAATAACGGCATAGGGGTAGCCCTTATACACATCTTCGTCAGCAATTTTCACTTCCGCCCAGTCAGGGGGAAGCACGGGACGCCCTCGTGTGCCGTATCGGAGAAAGTCTGTGCCGTGGACTCTGTTGGTCGTTTTTTCAAACTCTTCCTTTGGCATACCACCAAGAGCGGTGATAAGACTGTTTTTTAAGTTCATTTGTTTTTCCTAATGACGCTCGGGGCGTTCTTTTTAGTTGGTAAGATTTTTGGCGTAATGCCACTTAATACTATTATATCAAGAGAGAGTTTTTGATAAAAAAGCCTCCCCTTGCGGGGGGCTTCTATATTATACCACCTTGTTTTATAGCAGTTTGCTATAATAAAGGTATTAACAAAACTCATATATATTATACCACAAAGGTATCTTATGTAGGAGGGGCGTTAGCGAACATAGAAATTGAATCCTTGCGTGGACTAATTCTTATGGGACCACGGGAATAACGACAAGGGCTAAACCTAGACGGGGTGCAACTCCCCGAATGGTTATATGCCAAGAGCAGAACCAGAAACTTCTATTTATAGATGAGAACGGAAGGGGAGTAGGACTTGCGGCTTAACGGTTGCGACACTATCGCAAGCGAGGCGAACTCGGTTGGCTAGAAATACGATAGAACTGCCGATAACTGGTTGTTATTGGGGAGAATTGAGGAACTCCCTAGGTTTGAAGACGGCTGATACAATCACTGGGAAACCGCTTTGGACTTCTCCCTCTACTTGCTCTCTTTTTGAGTCTTCTAAAGAGGGGGGTAGAGGGGGAGTTCTCTCCCAACTAACGTGTCCACCTAAAAAACGCACACTCGTTCACCGCAAGAACTCGCCCTTCTTGATGAC